GCGACGCACGTATTTAGGTCAAAATCTGGCTAGGGTTTGACTTTGTTGTACGTTTAATGGAATGATACAAGTGTGAAGGTGATATTGTGACGTGCCTTCACCTCTCTTGGCCAACATTGCTTCTGCGTCTTCGGCTGTTCGCTGGGGTGTGGGGTACGGGGTGCGTCGATGAAAAAGAAGGATCGGAGTGTGCATTTTTTGTCGCGGGGTTATGTGCGGGGTAGGTAGGGTAGGAAGTAGCAGGTGTAGTAGAAACTTACTTATTTTCCTGCGTAGGAAAATATCCAAAATCAGGAAATAACACATGCCAAAAGGACGACCTGTAAAGACTGGCAGCCTGGCACCACGAACCGAAGAGGCAGCAGTAGATATGCTTTCCTGCAAGCCTCATAACTTGACCCACGCAGCTAGTGAGCATTGGGATAGGATCGTCCCTCTTATCGCTGCCCAATGCGGGCTGAAAGAGCTAGACGCTGACGCACTGGCGCAATACTGCGAAGCGTTTGCGATGCGAGGTAAGGCTCTGAAAGAGATGGAGGGGCACACGCTAGTAGTGGAGACGACAAACGGAAGCTTGCAACGGAATCCGCTGTTGGCAATCGTCGCGCAGCAAGACGCGCTGATACTGAAATTGTCGGAGAGGTTCGGGTTAGATCCTGCGAGTAGGAAGCGGCTGGAAATTGCTAGTAGCAGGGCTGGGAAGAGCGCGTTTACGGAATTTCTGAACAAGAAAAACTAGGACTGTGTACCATGGAACGGTTAACTAAGAAATGGGATCTGCGATTTCTGAAACGCGCGCATGATATCGCGCAGTGGTCGAAAGATCCATCTACGAAGTGTGGCGCGGTGTTTGTGAATCCTGATACACGCTGGGAGATATCCGCAGGGTACAACGGATTCCCACGAGGGCACGACGACGACGCAGGGAAATACGCGGATAGGGTGTATAAGCTTAGGAACATTGTACACGCTGAGATAAACGCCATTCGTAATGTTGACGGCATCTGTGATAAGAATTTGTTTCAGGGATCGTGCTTGTACGTTTGGCCTTTTCTGACGTGTTGCGATTGCGCGGAGAGTGTTATAGAAGCAGGCGTTAAACGGGTAGTTTCTCCTGTGTGCTCTGTCGAGAAGTTGGAACGCTGGGCGGAATCGTTCAGAAAAGCAATTACGATGTATCAGCGGGCCGGCGTTTCAGTGGTGCAGTATGACGGTTTGCATGAGGATCATGAAGGTCATTTTCTGCACGACTTCGAAATGTATATGGAACACATCACGAGTGAAACGGTTTGCTAAGGGGTAGAAATGATCGAGGCGAAAATTCTGGCTGACTCCTATAATCCAGCCACAAAAACGCGACTGACTACGTTCTTGCTTACCTACCCTTGGTTCGTGCATCCTGAGTTGCTTACGCATCGCGAGTTCTCCCGAAATTCCGCCTCATCTCGGGCTATACCTACACGCGTGATGCTCTCCCGCGTCCTCTTTTGGCCTGCAATGCCGGTTCGCTGGGGTGTCCGGAAAAAGGGGATGCAGGACGGTGGTAGTGCGTCCTGGCTTGTGTGCTTGTTGGCTAAATACCTGTGGTTGTGGTCTAGGTATCCTGCTCTGTTAGTATCGTGGCTGCTGCTTCAATTGAGGCTGCATAAGCAGGTAGCTAATATGCTGCTGCTTCCCTGGATGAATATCACAACTGTGGTCAGCGCTACGAATTGGGTGAACTGGTATAAACTTCGGGCGCATTCTGCGGCAAGGCCTGAGATATGCGAGTTAGCTAAGAAGATGCTTGAGGCGCATAAGGCTAGTAGGCCAAGAACGCTTGCCTATGGTGATTGGCATCTCCCATTTATTACTGAAGCTGACCGTCAGGAATTAACGGGGCGTAATGATTTGCTAGCTGTTCGATCTGCTGCAAGATGTGCGCGAGTCTCGTATGTAAATTTCTACGGTAAGAATGATATTGCAGATGATGAACGGCTATATGCCGACTTGGTTCGGAATGGTCATTATTCACCATTAGAGCATGTAGCAATACCTATTCCTGCCACATTGCAAACTAATCCTGATTTGCTTTATACACAAGGTAACTTTAAAGGGTTCTTGCAATTGCGAAAGTTTTGCAAATCCGAGAATCCAGAGCCTATGAACGGTTCAGAATTGTATAGCGAACCGTGGCAACAGTTCTAACTATGTTTAAAAAGCTGAAACAGAATCGAGCTACGAAGACCTGCACGGTTACACGCTATGCGCGTCGTGTTGTTGCAGGTGAAATCGTAGCCTCTAAATGGGTGCGTCTAGCGTGCAAGAGGCACTTAGACGACCTGGAGACAGGGCACGAACGCGGGTTGGTGTGGGATCAAGCGGCAAGCGAACATGCGCAAGCGTTCTTCTCTTTCTTGGTCCACAGTAAGGGACGATGGGCGAAACAGCAATTCATCCTGTCCGACTGGCAAGAGTTCCTGACTGGCTCAATAATTGGCTGGAAACTAGCGTCTGGTGAACGTCGTTTCCGTATCGCGTTTATCGAACTAGCACGGAAGAACGGTAAGACGACCTGGGCGGCGGGCCTGGCTCTCTACCTCCTCGTATGCGATGGCGAAGCAGCGGCGGAAATCTATTCAGCAGCTACTAAGAAGGATCAGGCGAGACTCGTTTTTGAGGATGCAAAGGCACTCGTGCAGCGTTCTCCAGACCTATCGGAAATCGTCAATTCCTATAAGTATTACTTGGAAATTCCCGAATCGCGAAGCAAGTTCGAGCCGCTAGGCGCTGACTCTGACGGGCTAGACGGTTTGAATCCATTTATGATCGTCTGCGATGAGATACATGCCTGGAAATCTCGCGATACCTGGGATGTGTTACTAACAGGCATGGGCGCCAGAACGCAGCCATTAGCGCTAGCCATCACGACTGCGGGCGATTTCTCTGAATCGATTTACAACGAGTTACGAACAGACGCAGAATCGATCCTGGAAGGCGTTGTGAAGGACGATTCTGTATTTGGTTATATCGCCTGCCTCGATGCCGAGGATGACTGGCTAGACGAATCTACCTGGAAAAAGGCTAATCCTAACCTCGGAATCTCACTACGGATCGAAGAACTGCAAAAAGTAGTACAGGAAGCGACCCGAAAGCCAGCCGCGCAGAACAAAATTAAGCGGAATCGTCTAGGTATCCGCACAAATGCGTTAAATGCGTGGCTACAACTCGACCAGTGGGACAAGGGCGCAAACCCTACTTTCAACCCCTCCTCCCTCTTTGGCCAACAATGTTGGTGTGCTTTAGACATAGCAAATACGAGCGATTTAACAGCATTTTCGCTTATTTTTGTGGTCGGAATGATCAAGGGAGAGCCTATTTATCGTGTTTTGACATGGTATTTCTGCCCGTCTGACTCAAAATCGCAATATGCGGAACGTCTTCGAAGAATCCTTTATCCTATGCGTGATCTTGGTAACGTTGAGTTTACTGAAGGTGAATCAATCGACATATCACGCATCGAAGAGGTAGTAATCGAGCAATCAAAGAACTACGACATACAAGCGATAGCATACGACCCATGGAATTGCGAAAGCACAGCGCAAAACTTGATAGACAAGGGGTTGAATTGTTTTCGCTTCAACCAGAATATCGGTAATTACAACGAACCGTCTAAGGAGCTAGAAAAAGCGGTTATAGACGGACGGTTGCAGCATAACGGGAATCCGGTAACGCGATGGATGGCCTCTAATGTAGTAACCTACATGAACGGCGCAGGGCTGATAATGCCATCTAGAAAGTCTTCGCGTGAGAAAATTGACGGTGTAGTTTCTATCGTGATGGCGATAGGTTGCTATTTGCGTGTTGATGCTGTTGGAGATTCAGTTTACGAAAGCCGGGGGATTGACGAATGAGCCTGGATAATCCAGCAGTTCCTTTAACTGCTGAAAATCTATATTCCGATGACTCATTCATTTCACGTTCTGGCGTTCGGGTTACGTCTCGGCGAGCGCTGGGATATCCTGCATACTGGCGTTGCGTCAATCTGATATCGGGGCACGTTGCGCGTCTTCCCTTGTCGGTGTATCGATATAGGGGGAACGCTAAGTTTATTGACGAATCCCATCCAGCGCATTACCTGCTGAATAAAAAGCCTAATCGGTTAATGACGGCGTTTACATTTAAGCAAACGCTTATGTCGCACGTCCTGACTGAGGGCAACGCATTTGCGTATATCGACCGTGATAACGCTGGTAATCCGGTTGAGTTGCTTATTGTCAATCCTCGTGATATCCAAGTGTGGGTGCATGAAGAGGAACTATGGTATGTCTACAAAGGAAAAGACACAATCCATGCTGATGATATGTTGCACTTCAAAGGGTTAGGGTATGATGGATTGATAGGATACCCTGTCCTTGAGTATCACGTTGATTCGATGGGTAGCGCGTTAGCTGCCAGAGATCACAGCTCCAGATACTACAGGAACGGCGCTTCCCCTGGTGGAGTGATCGAGCATCCTGGCACAAACGGTAAGCTTTCCGATCCTGCTCGGAGAAATATGCGCGAATCCTGGGAGAGAATGCACAAGGGGTTGGATAACGCGCATAAAATCGCGATCCTCGAAGAGGGTGCGACGTATAAGGCGATCCGAAGTAATGCACGTGACGCGCAGTTGATTGAAACGCAGAAATTCAATGTCGTGGATATCGCAAATATTTTCGGCGTACCTCCGCATAAGGTCGGGGATAGCGAAAAGGTAGCGTATAACTCGCTGGGGGAAGAAAACCAGGCGTATTACGACGATACGCTAGGTCCGTGGCTGTGCTGCCTTAGTGAGGAATGCACGACTAAGCTGCTTAGTGACCTACAGAAGAAGCGCGGTTCACATTGCGTGGATTTCGACTACAACGAAATTGGGAAGCTGAATCCACAGGCGCAAATGGATTTGGTTACGAAGGGTTTCCAGTCAGGATTGATTAACCGAAATGAGGGTAGGTCTACATTCGGGTTGAATCCTGTTGATAAGGGCGATGAATTCTACATTCCTGCGAATTTCGTGGCTGTTGGCCAAGAAGGGCAGACGCAGGATAAGGCACAACCTAGCGCACCTGTTCGGGCGCTTGTTCGATCTGCGCTACAGCGGCTAGTTTCGCGAGTCTGCGCCCACGCCTCTCGCCTGGCCAACAAGGGCGAAGCAATTACCAGACAGCAAATTGATGAGCAGCATGGGCGGATAATCCGCGATTCGCTTGGGCCTGTGTCTGAGATCCTCCAGCGACCTATCGACGAGGTTACAGAAGAATTTTCGTCTTTCCTGCACGATATCGTAATTCAGGATGTTGCAGAGGCTGAATCGAGTTTTGCTGAGTCCTTCACTGAGGGGTTATTTCAATGATTCAAGCTACACGACAAATCAAAATTGAGCGGAAATTAACCCTTGGCGAAGCTCGGGTTGCTGGTGGTATGCCTACGATCCGTGGCTATGGCGCTGTATTCTACAATGAGCAGGATGAAGGAACAGAGTTTCAGCTATTCGATGGCTACTATGAACGCATCATGCCAGGCGCCTTTGATGGGCAACTAGGGGCAGACGTTCGCGCTCTATACAATCACGACCCCAATATCGTGCTAGGTCGTACTACTGCTGGTACGCTGCGATTGTCGGTTGATTCGGTTGGGCTGGTTTATGAAATCGACCCTCCCGATACGCCACAGGTGCGCGCATTGTGCGAATCGATCAAGCGCGGCGATGTTTCTGGTAGTTCGTTCCAGTTCACGCCAGTTTCAACAACCTACGACCGTGGCGACGATGGAGAAATCTACATCTCGCGAAATAAGGTCGTTCTGCACGAGGTCGGTCCTTGCACCTTCCCTGCGTATCCTTCAACGTCTGCTAATCTGCGTTCAGGTGAGTCAGCGACGTTCAGGGAAATCGAAGAGGAAGTGAAACGGTATTTCACCAGCGAAGTGAAAATTCCTCGTGACGTAGTTCAGTCTCGTGCTGCTGTCGTTCGTATTTCCGTCTAGCAATAATCGTACATCTGCGGTCAGAGTTATCGCATTTCTTAGCAGTCTAGCAGAGTCTAGACATGCGCCTTACCACATATATTCACCACGTAATAGGTGGGTTGAATCATGTTCATGTCTATTCAAGCGATCCGTGAAGAGCGTGCAAAGCTCGGTGGTCAGATTCGTAGCATGGCTGATACCCTGGCCAAGGAAAACCGCGACTTCAACGGCGAAGAAAAAGCGAATTGGGAGAAGCTGAACAAGGATTTCGATAGTCTGGGTGATCGTATCGCGACCCTGGAACGGGCTGAGCGAGTCGGCCAAGAGATGGAGGCGCGGAAGGATAATAAACTGCCTGGCCTGGAAAATCGCAAGGCAGGCGCGCAAAAGGAAAAGCGGAACGATAGCGAAGGTGACTCGTCCCTTGATTCGTCGATTTTGCTGGCAGCCTGGGCGCTCGGTTCGCATGCGCCAGAGCATATCGTGAAACAATCTCGCGCAGTCATGAAGAAACGCGGCATGTCTCGCCTTCCGAAGTTCCTTGATATCAATGTTCAACAGCGTGTATCCACCCCTCTGGGTGTCGGCTCTGATGGCATCGGTGGCGCTCTGGTACCTCGTGGATTCGTGGATCAGTTCAACGTAGCTATGAAGTCGTTTGCCGGTCCTCGTCAAGTGGCCGACATCATGACGACCAGTAGCGGCAATCCGATGGACTGGCCCACCGGTGACGACACGAGCAATACGGGTGAACTGCTCGCCGAAAACACTTCGGTAACGATTGATAACGAGCCGACGTTCACGAAGAAGACGTTTTCGGCCTACAAGTTTAGCAGCAAAATGATTAAGGTTGCCTACGAATTGCTCGAAGATGAAGCTATCGCGGGTGGCCTCGAATCTCTGCTGGCTCGTTACATGGGCGAACGGATTGGCCGTAGCCAGAATCCTTACCTCACGACTGGTACGGGATCTAGCCAGCCTGAAGGGATTGTGACAGGTGCGATCCTCGGGAAAACGACTGCTTCGGCTACTGCCCTGACTGCGGATGAATTGATTGACCTGTTCTACAGCGTCGATCCAGCTTATCGCAATAACCCTAACGTGAATTGGATGATGCACAATAGCATCATGGCTGTCGTCCGTAAGCTGAAGGACGGTCAAGGTCAGTACCTCTGGCAACAACCGATTCAAGCTGGCCAGCCTGAATTGCTGTTGGGTAAGCCTGTCATCCTCAACCAAGCTATGGCATCTGCACTGTCTTCGACGAACAAAACGGCGCTGTTCGGCGATATGAGTTACTACAAGATTCGCGATGTGAATTCGCTTCGCGTTCGTCGCCTGGTGGAACGATACGCTGAATCGGATCAAGTCGCGTTTGTCGCATTCACTCGTATGGATGCGAAGATGCTCAACGGTTCTTCCGGTCCTGTGAAGTTCCTCCAACAAGCTGCGTAATAAGTAGCTCGCTGATAATTCGATCCTGAATAAAGGGGAGGGTGATACAAAATTACCTTCCCCTTTATTTTTTGGAGTTTCGCGAATGCTCGTTACTGTGAGATTCACTACTTCGGTGGCTGGCGATCATTTCAGCTTTCCTAACGGCTCAATCGTGCAAATGGCTAAGGGTGCTACCCTCGATGAGTATTTGCGTCGTGGGTATGCAGTCGAAGTCACTACGGATGAAAAGCCTGTCGGCGTGTTCCCTACTGAGCCTGCGCGCGTTCCTGCTGGTGCTGTTGTTGATACTCCGCTACCTCCTTTGGCCAACAAGAGAGGACGCGGACGACCTAAAAAGCAACCTGCGCAACAACAAACCGAAGCAAAACAATCTAGCAATGAGGAATTGCCTCCGTTAGATGATTCGCCAATTACGGGTGATGAACCAATTGAATAACTTGGCAGCAATGTGTTTTGCTGTCCTGTTCATGGAGTAAAACAAAATGCCTGACACGACGCAAAACACGTTGAATTACATGCAGCAGGGTGGGGCTACCTGGACTATCGGCGGCACGCTGGAAATCCTGGCTGGTGCTACTGTGTCTGGGCTGGCTGCTGCTGCTGGTGCGTTGACTACTCAGACTGCACCTAGTGCGCTGACAGATTCGACGACTGGCACAGCGAACACAACGGTTGTGGCTGTTGGTGCTACGAATGCACTAAAGGCTGTGGCGTTCGCGGGCCGGAATGGTGCAGGTGCTATTTCGACTGGCACGACCGGGTTAGCTGTTGGTGATACGGTTGTTGCGGTTGTGTGTATCACTTCTGGTTCGTTTGGTTCGGCTGGTGCTTCGTTTGAATCGACCATTACGGTAGTGAATCAGATTCAACAGTCGTCTGCATCTAACCTAACAGCGAACACGTATATTGCTCTGGTTTTGCCTGACCGGGCTGGGACTATCAACGACAACTTCGCTGATGTGGTTGCGATTTTGAACACAAACCGAACGAAACTGCTGGCATCAGGTGTTTACACTTGATGAATGGTGGGTGCATCCGGGGTAAATATTGAGCCTGGCAGAAAGGGGATATAGGTATGCTTTTCGGCCTAACAAAAACCGTACCTTCGCCGATTCTGCCAGTCTCTCTTGATCTGGCTAAATCTCATCTTCGTTGTCGTAATTCTCGCGACGACGCGCTAATCCTGCAATACCTCGCTGCATGTGTTACGCAGATTGAGCGAGAGGCACGTACTCCCATGGGCCGGGCGACATGGGTTTATGCGATTGATCGATTTCCTACGCTTGTGAGTTGGGAAGCGTCGTCCTATACCTCAGTCCGAGACAGGCACGAGGTATATGAAGGCAATCCACGGCTCACGATGTTTATTCCGATCCAACCTATCGTAGCTGTGTCGTCCATCACGTATAAGGATTTGGGCGGCAATACAGTAACGCTAGATCCTTCGAAATACTCGGTAGGTTATAGCACAGGGCGAATCTTTCCCTACCCTTCTTGGCCTCCAACATGGCCTATTACGGATGTTGGCGTTCCTGAAAACGTGAAGGTTACGTTTACGGCTGGTCCTGAGAATCCGAAGGACGTACCAGCGGATCTAATACAAGCTGTGTTGTTGCAGTTGGCGGATATGTACGAAAATCGAGGCGAGGAAGCGCATGTTGATTTGCAGCGGTCTATTAATCCGGCTGCTGCGAGGATTTGTAGGGGATATGAAACGGGGAATGTATACTAATGAGCCAAATGAGGAATAAGAATGCGCCTCCCTCGTGATAAATCCGAAGTTACTATTGGCTCAATGCGTACTGAGATCCAAATATATAAGCGGTCTGGTGTTCAGGACGCATTAGGTCAAGAGACATTGCAGGACGACCCATATGAAGCGACGTTTGCACAGATTGTGCCATTGACGGGCAGGGAGTTGTTTAACGCTCGCCAGGTGCAAGCGGACGTGACGCATGAGGTGCGATTTCGGTGGGTGGATGGCGTGAATCCAAGGGACAAGATTGTAGCGCAGATGCTGGACGGTGATAGAAATTTCGAAATTCTCTCGATTGTGAATAGTGGGGAGAGAGACCGTATAGCTATCTGTCAATGTGTGGAGCGTGTCTAATGCAAGCAACGAAAACCGTAGACGCTAGGCGTATTAAATTGATACGCGACAATCTAGGTCTAACGGTAGATCAGTTGCAAGCATTACTAGATAACGCTGGCCTGCCTATGGGTAGGGGCACAATCACGAAGATGAGGAAGACGTATCGCGAGGAAGTAGGATACGACCCTACATGTAGGCCAAAGGAAGCGGAGGCGAGGCAGGCGACACGGACACGAGAGATAGACATACCCCAGCCTTCGCCAATCTCGGGCGGAATCGACATACCTGAATCCCTGGCGAAGCCATACACACGAGTAGTAATAGACGATTCTGGGCGATGGGTGGTTTTGTCTGATGTTCACCTTCCGCATCATGACGTAGCTACTGTGCGGGCTGCGGTGCGAATTGCTAAGGATAAAAACGCAAATCTGCTACTTAATGGCGATATCCTCGATTGTCCTGAATTATCGGACCACGAGCGGCATAAGGACGATGTGAAATTCAAAACTGAAATTGAGATGGGTAGGCATTTTTTCGAGTGGATACGCTCGCAGCTACCAAAAGCCAGGATCATATACAAAGAGGGCAACCATGAAGAGAGATTGCCTAGATACCTTGCAAGGAATGCTCCAGCCATAGAACATTTCGTATCAATGCCTGACTTACTCGAAATAGAAGATCATGGTATTGAGTGGGTAGATAATCGACGCATTGCCATGCTGGGAAGTCTACCAGTTTTACACGGTCATGAATACAAGGGAAGTGGTGGCCTTAAGCCTGCAAAATGGCTATACGACAAAACCGCTAGTTCCGCACTATGCGGGCACTTTCACAGGACGGATACGCACTACAAACGCGGGTTGATGCCTGATTTCCATGGGGTCTATACCCTCGGTTGTGCGTGTTTTCTGCATCCATATTATTTCCGTCTAAACGAATGGAATCATGGATTCGCAGAGGTTGAAATATCCGGTTCGGGATCTGTTCACGTGGATAACCATCGTCTGAGAAATGGCGAGATTATATGAAGCTTGTCGTCACAGGAACGCGCGAGACTACGCGACGGCTGCAAGCGATTGAGGCTAAGCTTGCGGCTGTCGCTATGCGCGCTGTTGACGCTGCGTCCTCGCCTCTTTTGGCCGACATGCGGGGAAATGCGCCAAACACTCCAGGATTAAGGGAATCCCTCGAATCAAAGACCGTCTCATACAATCGCGGGCTAGTCGTTGCTTCTGTTGTAGGTCTAGCTATTCAAGATCAGATATCATATTCCCATGCGTATCAAATTGAGTTCGGGCATTCTCCAGACAATTCGATAGGGAAAAATCAATCAGTGGCGCATCCGTTTATGCGTCCTGCGTTGTTGAAAAACAAAGCGTTTATCTTGCGTAGGATGGCAGCGGTATTGTCTGCATTGATCGTTACGAAGGGGTAGACATGCCACTACTATCGCCAGAAGTAAAGCTAAGATCTATCCTCGTATCTGATAGCAGTTTATCAACGCTAATCGGAACGAAGATTTACCCTTTCGGCGGAGTACCACAGAAGGCACAACTCCCATGGGTGGAGTACATGCGGGTATATGGCGATAGGGTGAAGTCGCTAAACGGTCCCAGTGGGGAAGGCGTTCATACGTATCAGATAGACTGTAAATCAACCACGCGATTAGAGGCTAACTCTATCTGCGATGCTGTCATTACTGCTGCTGATATGTTTGGGCGGGGCGCGATTGATGGTGAGTTTTTTGGCTGTCTGAAATCCGAGAATCAGCGGCATGGAATTGTTCAGCCTGCACATGCAGGGGAGCAAACGACATACGTTTCTAGTGTTGATTTGTACCTTTCATTCGATGAGGAGGCGAGGACGTAATGAGTAAGTCAGTGCATCCATATAAATCGCGGTTGCGAGTGACTTCTACACTCGCAATTCCTGCGGATGATGCTTTCGGCGAGGCGTTGAATATTGGTGAAGTCATCAATATCAAACCGCCTGCAAATAATGTTGCCGATTCGAAGCGCACGCACCTGCAAAGCCCTAACAAGGCGCATGAGTTTGCTGCTGGCCTGAGTGACGCAGGCGAGGCAACGATTAACCTGAACATGACCACCGATCAGCTAGCCTCGGCCCATGCTATCGAAGGTCTGTTCCGAATCTGGATGGCAGTAATTCCAGATATGCCAGCCATCAACGACGGCACGAAAATCGTGTGGGCTGGTTTCCTTCGCGGTAATCCTGTTGGCATGGATACCGAAGGTGACAAGGTAACACACGATATGACGATCCGCGCTAGTGGCAAAGCGGTTGTTGTGAAGGGCAAGACCGGGCAAAAGTTTAGAAACATTGCAGCAGATGCAAGCTACGATGGTGGTTTTGCTATTGCTGGTTGTGCAGCTAATTCGGTTGTGGCTGCTGTTGTCGGTTGGAATGCAACGACTAAGGAGTGGCGGATTTTTAACGCAGGCACGCGGACGGATGCCGACGATAATACGCCATGTTTCGAAACGACCCTGAGCGAAGCGAACAAGATTAAGAAAGCTGCGGGGTTCACTGAATCGCTTACCGGCTGGCAGTTGGGTGTATGGGTGAACACTCCAGATAGTTGATAGTGTTGATTGTCGGTCCTGAATAATCGAGTGAAGCCAATTAAGCGATGATATATGAGACAGTTCATATATCATCGCTTTTCTTTTAGGAGTTGTGTAAATGGCATTTCTGAATCGTGCTGATATTCTCAAAACTCGTCCACGCAAAACGAAGACTGTTTCTGTGCCTGCTTGGTGTGGTGAGGTCATCATCCAAGAACTGACGGCGCGTGAGCGTGACCATTTCGACCAGTTGGCAGAATCGAAGCTTGAGACCGGCGAATTTCGTTCTCTCCTCGTGTCATTCGCTGTGGTCGATGAGCAAGGAAACCGGGTGTTCCAGGAGCAAGATATTGAGCCTCTTGCGGATCTGGACGCTACCAGCGTTGACCTGCTTTTCACTGAGATTCGCGAATTGTCCGGAATGACGACCAAGGCGAAAGAAGACGCAAAAAACGTCTAAGGCTCAATCCCGATTTACAGTTCTGGATTGAGTTGTCGTATCGGTATGGAATGCCTGTCCACGAATTGCAGGAAGTTATTACTTACTCGCACTTCGTGGAATTAAAGGCGTATGAAGAGATGCAGCCTCATGGCGAAGCAAGAGCGGATTTGCGAAATGGGATTTTATGCTCCATTGTCGCGAATCAATGGCGAAGCAAGGGTGCAGCGGCTAAGCCTGAAGACTTTATGCCGAAATTTGATGCGGACTGCAAGAAGAACAAAGGTCTGAGCGCTGACGAATTGAAACAGAAGTTGATAGGCGCATTACGCGCAGTGTAGGCCAAAGGAGGGGGAAGATGGCTAGTAGCTCGGTTATCGGTAATCTGTCGGTAACTATCAGCGGCAACACTCTTCCTTTGGCCAACAGTCTGCGTACTGCTCGGTCAATGATTGCAAATTTCGCGTCGTCCATGCCTGCTCTGGAATTCAAGGCAAACGCTTCTGGTATCGCGAAAGATCTGAAAGCAAACATTTCTAGCGCCTTCCGTGGGTTTAGCTCTGGTGGTGGTCTCCCTGGAATCGGCGACATTTTCAAGCTTGGAACACAGGGGCCAGGCAGGCTAATTGAGCTAGTCGGGGGAGTGACAGAGGCGGCGGTTAAGGGGGTTGGCGCTGTCGTCTCCTTGGGTAGTTCTGTAGGCAGCGTCATTAGTTCGGCGGGCGATTTGATCGGCGGCATAGCTCGTGCTGCTGGCGGCGTTGTTTCGTATGTTGGGCAAATCACAGGTGAAATCATCGGGGCAGGGCTAAAGACTGCTGGTGTGCTGGGCCTTATTTCACTGGCTACGATTAAGCTAGCTGCGGATGCTGAAGATACAGCGACTTCGTATAGGGTGCTAGTTGGTGCGACTGGTGACTATAAGGAGGCGCTGGCAGAGATAAAGCAATTTGCTGCCGAAACTCCGTTTGGCTCAAAGGAATTGACGGACGCGGGTAAGCAATTGCTGGCCTATGGGACTGATGTAAAGCAATTAGTGCCGGCGTTACGGACGCTGGGTGATGTTGCAAGCGCGACAAATACACCTATCGGGGATCTGACCTATCTGTATGGAACGCTAGCAACACAGGGCAAGGTATTTGCTCGGGATATATACCAATTCGCTGGGCGGGGTATCCCAATTCAAGAAGAACTTGCTAAAGTTTTGGGCGTTCAAAAGACACAGATTATGGGACTGGTCGAAGAAGGGAAGATTGGTTTTCCTGCGGTGGTCCAAGCGTTCAAAAATATGACGACTGAGGGAGGCAGATTTTACGGTCTGACTACCGCGAGAAGCCAGACGGTAAACGGTTTATTTTCGACACTGAAAGATAACGTCTTACTTACTGCTGAGGCGTTCGGTCAGGTGCTGATTGAAGAGCTAGGCGTTAAGGACGCGCTACGAGGTCTGATATCTGGAACTGATGATATCAGGACTAACATTGAGCGATGGAGGCCAGAGATACAGCAGTTTGCGCAGTATATCAAGGCGGCTATTAATGCTGGCGTGATTGCTGGCAAGACGCTGTACGCGGTGATAGAGCAGACGGTAGCGCTGGCGAAAGATCTGTTCCCGAATACCTTTTCTGGCCTACAGGATGGGGTTAATGCAATTGGGCAGATTAACTACACGATGAAGGATGCGAGGCTCAATGCACTTGAGTTTATTAAGTCTCTCTTGGAGGGCGGGCAGGCTGTTGCTGCTGTGTTCGAACGAGTTGGGCGACAAGCTGAGCTTATGGCCTTGTACGCAAAGGAAGGTGCGTTACGGGGCCAATTGGCTGCCGAGTTCTATACGGGCAATCTGGATAGTGCGGCAGCAATTCGCGGTGAAATCGACAAGGTGCAGACACAACGGGAAAACATACGGATTCTGAACGATCCAGCAAAATTGAAAGGCTTGATTGATGATGCGTTCAAGGCACAAAATATCGGGTTTGAGTCATACGCTATAAACGAACGCATCGCCTCTTTTGGCCTGCAATCGCGGGTCGGTTTTCCTCTTGGAGTCTACCGAACGCAGCGAGATATGAACGCGGCGCAGGCTGCCGGTATCCCTTTGGCATCGTCTACTTTTTCGGATGGATCACGGTTTAACGATCTTGGCTCAAAGGGCGTGCGTCGTGTCGTGGCACTCCAACGGGATCTTGCTGCTGAAGCTCCAAAGTTGCTAGCAGGTGTGCAGAAGGAACTTCAGCAACAATTCGGAGATAACGCCAATAACCGAGATGTGCAAAGCTACCTGAAAGAATGGGTTGATTATCTCAACCAACGAGCGAAGACGCAAAATCCTAATGCTCAATCGCTTGGCTTTGCTGGCGGATTCTTTGATAGGGCACTTGAGCAAGTGCAACAGCGAATCAATGAACTGAAAACGAATCCCGTTGAGGTTCGCGTGAATTTGGTTCAGGGGATTATCGCGCAAGTTGAAGAAGCGAAAAAGATCATGAAGCGTGAGTTGGCTGTCCCTGTGGAGACGATCACGGGCGATCAAATCAAGTACATTCAGGGTCTACAATCTGAGTTCGACACTGTAGCGACATTGAAAAAGAATATCGACCTGGCACAAACCAACATTGCAGCGGGTGTGAAGTCTGGACTACTCACGGACCTGCAAGGCAAGGGACTACTAGCCGCACAGACGGGAAAGCTAGTCCGTGATGCTGCTTCTAGTCTCGGTCTGGGCGACCCGAAGCTAGCAAACGCTGCACTAGAGGGAACAGCAGAGGCGGCATCGGCGATAGCTCGCTATCAGTTGGGCGGCAGCGTTGACCCGCAGGCGCAAATGGTCGATCTGCTGAGAGCGTTGAATGAAAAGGCGCAACGA